ATTATTAACTCAAAATAAATATATAAATTATGGCTTGTGATATTTCATTAGGTAGAATCGAACCTTGTAAAGATTCAGTAGGTGGATTGAAAGCTGTTTATTTCGTAAATTATGGTGATGCTACAGGGTACACTTATGATGTAACTAATACAGATGTAATAGATGCAGTTGCTGGTACTCCTACAGCTTATAAATACGATTTAAAAGGTGCTTCTACATTTACACAAAATGTAAACAGCTCTAGAGAGAATGGAACTACATTCTATGAGCAAGTATTAGAATTAACATTTAAAAAATTATCTATTGTAGATAACAAACAGCTTAAATTGATGGCTTACGGTCGTCCACAAGTTGTAGTAGAAGATAACAATGGTAATTTCTTTTATGCAGGATTAAAACACGGAATGGATGTAACTGGTGGTACTATTGTAACAGGTGGTGCTATGGGTGATCTTTCTGGATATACTTTAACTTTAACAGGTATGGAACCAGTACCAGCTAACTTTATCGGAGATACTTTAGCAGGAGCAGGGTTTACTGTTGTTGTTGGATCTTAATATTTAATTATATTACTTTTAAAGGGTGGCTTTTTGCTACCCTTTTTTAGTTATAACAAATTTGTAGTTTTTTAATTTTTAAAATAAAACAATGATAATACTAAAAGAACAAGTAGGAGTACAAACATTACGATTTATTGTAAATAATACTACTGCTACTTCTATAGTTTTAATTGATGAAGAAACAAATGTAGAAACAGAAGTTAATTGCACATTTACTACTTCTAAATACTATATTCAAACTAGCGTAGCTTTAGATGTTTTAGAAAATAAATACTATACTATAAAAGTTAAAAATAATTCTAATGTAGTTTATACAGGTTTAGCTTTTTGTACTAACCAAACTATAGCAGATTATACTATAAATAAAGATGCTTATGTAGAGCATACTACAGATAACGAATTTATAATTTATGAATAACATACACATTTTAAATTTAAGTGCTTATACATCTCCTATAATAGAAGAAAGCAAAAATAAAGATTTTGTACAATACGGAACTGATAATAATTACTTTCAGTATTTAATTGATAGATATCTTTATTCTAATACTAACCACGCTATTATTACTGGTGTTACCAATATGATATATGGTAAAGGTATTGCAGCAACTGATTCAAATAAAAAACCAGATCAGTACGCACAAATGATGTCTATTATAAAAGGAGATTGCTTAAAGAAAGTAGCTTTAGAAAGAAAGTTATTAGGAATGGCTTCTATGCAGGTTATTTACAATAAAGGTAAAGTAACTAAAGTAGAACATTTTCCTATGAATACTTTAAGAGCTGAAAAATGTAATGATAAAGGTGAAATTGAAGCTTGGTACTATCACCACGATTGGACTAAATACAGAAATGGAGATGTTTTAAAGCGTATTCCTGCTTTTGGTTTTGGTAATGGTAATGAAGTAGAAATTTATGTTATTAAACCTTATGTATCAGGTTACCATTATTATACTCCAATAGATTATTCAGGTGCTTTACCTTATGCTAAACTAGAAGAAGAAATTGCAGATTATTTGATTAACGATGTAATGAATGGCTTCTCAGGTACTAAAGTAATTAACTTCAATAACAATATACCACCAGAAGAAAAAAGACAAGAAATTGCAAATGATGTTAAGCGTAAATTAACAGGTGCTAAAGGAGATAAAGTAATAGTATCTTTTAATGCTTCACAAGAAAATAAAACTACTGTTGATGATATTCCTTTAAATGATGCTCCTGCACATTATGAGTATTTATCTACTGAATGTTTTGAGAAGTTAATTGTAGGACACAGAGTTACTTCTCCAATGCTATTAGGAATTAGAGATACAGGTGGTGGTTTAGGTAATAATGCAGATGAAATTGAAACCGCAACTAGGTTATTTGATAATATTGTTATCAGACCATACCAAATAGAAATTATAGATGCTTTAGATGCTATTTTAGCTGTAAATGATATAGCATTAAACTTATATTTTAAAACAATACAACCATTAGATTTTATCGATGTTAATACTGCTAATGCTACAACTAATGAAGAAGAAACTGGTGTCAAAATGGCTGCAGTATGTTGTTCAAGTGATAAGGATACTTCTGTGGATATAGCAGATAGTTTAATTAGTAAAGGTGAAAGCTTAGGTGCTGAATGGATATTAATTGATGAAAGCGAAGTAGACCAAGATTTAGAAGATGAATTAGATGCTGAAATAGATTTCTTAAATCAAAAAAGTAAAAAAGATAAAAATCTACTTTCTAAAATGTTAGATTTAGCTTCTACTATTATTGCAAGACCTAATTCAAAATCTAGTCAAGATAAAAATATTGATGGAATTAAATTTATTACACGCTACAAATATAGTGGTGATGCAATAGGAGAAAGAGAATTTTGCAATAGAATGTTAAAAGCTGATAAACTTTACAGAAAAGAAGATATTAAACAAACTTCTTCTAACGAAGTAAATCCAGGTCAAGGTCATAATGGTAATAATTACGATTTATTCCTTTACAAGGGTGGAGTTAATTGTAAGCACAAATGGTTAAGACAAACTTATGTTTCTTTTGAGAATGTAAGTATAGATGTAACTAACCCTAACGCTAAAACTATTTCTACTAATAAAGCTGAAAAATACGGATATAGAGTAAGAAACGACAAAGAGGTGGCAATGAAACCTATTGATATGCCAAATAACGGACATCACCCAGATTATAACAAATAGATATGGCTATAGTTTATTCACATACAAGATTAGACAATAATACTATATTTTACATAGGTATTGGTAACGAATATAAAAGAGCATATTCTAAACACAGTAGAAATTTTTATTGGAATAATATTGTATCTAAAATAGACTATAAAGTTGACATATTGTTTGAAGATTTAACTTGGGATGAAGCTTGTAAAAAAGAAGTTGAATTAATTTCTTTATATGGTAGAAAAGATTTGAAAAAAGGTTTGCTTGTTAATTTAACAGATGGTGGTGATGGAGTTAAAGGACATTCTCAAGAAACAATTGACAAAATAACTAAAGTTCATAAAGGTAGAATTCAATCTAAAGAAGAAAAATTAAAAAGAAACAATTCAAGAAAAGGATATTTTCATAGTGAAGAAACAAAAAAGAAAATAGGTAGTTCTAACGGAATTATTACTTTAGATTCGTATACAGGTGTTTTTTTTAATAGTTTTAGAGAAGCTTGTGAATCACTTAATTTAAAACATAAAGCAGAACACGCAAGAATGAAAAGAGGTAATAATAATAGATTTATATTAATATAATATGGCATACGCGTTATTAATTTCAACGGAAGACATAAAGAGATTCAGTATATTAAATGGAAACTTAGATACTGATGATTTTATTCAGTATTTAAAGATAGCACAGGATATTACTATTCAAAATTATTTAGGAACTGATTTATACAATAAGTTTCAAACTTTAATTATTAGTGGTGATATTAACCAAGCAGGGTTTTTAAAGTATAAAACGCTTTTAAGCAACTATATTAAACCAATGTTAATACACTGGAGTATGGTTCACTATTTGCCTTTTGCAGCTTATACAATAGCTAATAAAGGTGTTTACAAGCATAGTTCAGAAAACGCTACTAATGTAGAAAAAAACGAAATAGATTTCTTAGTAGAAAAAGAAAGAGATATAGCAGAACACTATACACAACGCTTTATAGATTATATGTGTTTTCAACAACAGGAGTTCCCAGAATATACTTCTAACTCGAATGATGATATGAACCCTGATACTAATAATTTTTACGGATCTTGGGTTTTGTAAATGGAGAAAAAAAGAAAAAAAGTAGGTAACTATAAACCTAAAGAAGAGAACAAACAAAAGCTAGAATTGTTTTTAAAAAAAATAGAAAATGGCAAATAATATAGATTGGGGTCAAGGTGTAAACAACAACGATATTGGTTGGGGTCAAGGTGCTATAAATAATAATATCGGTTGGGGTAGTGTTTATGCTGTTAGTTGGTCGGGTGAAACTGAAATATTAGGTGACGAATACGATTATGTAGTAGATTTTATAGCGAGAGTTACTGCTGATAGTGGTAATTTTGAAGCAAAACAATGTTTAATTAATACAATAGAAAATATATGAGTTTATTTGATAGTGCTTCTTTGGTTATAACGCCGAATGGTGTAAAAGAGGGAAAACTATATAGCATAAAACCAACTGATGGAAGTGGCGATTTATCTGTTGTAAGAGCAACAAGTGCGACGAGAGTTGATGCTAATGGTTTGGTTGAAATACCGAGAACTAATTTAATATTGCAAAGTCAAACTTTTGAGAATGCAAGTTGGACAAAAACAAGATGTTCAATAACATCAAATAGTATTATATCTCCTGATGGAACTTTAACGGCAGATACTTTGGTAGAAGATAGTACTGCTTCGTCTACGCACCCTACTTCTCAATCAGTAACAGTTACAGCATCTGCACAAACATTCTCTATATATGCAAAATCAGCAAATAGAAATTGGTTGCAATTACAATTTTTAAGTACATCAAACGCAACTGCTTTTTTTGATTTATCTAATGGAGTTGTTGGTACTGTTGGAAGTGCTGCTACTGCATCAATTCAAAGTGTAGGTAATGGTTGGTATCGTTGTATAATTACTGCAACAACTACAGCAGGTTCTAACACTATTGGTATATATCCTGCAAGTGCTAATGGTACAAATTCTTATACAGGAAATGGTACTGCGTCACTTTACATTTGGGGAGCAATGGTTCAACAGGGTAATGTAGCAACAGAATACATTCCTACTGTAGCATCAATTAGAACAAAGTTTGCGGGTATTACACAAGATGGTGGTAGTGCATCAAACATTCCAAGATTAGATTATACAAACGGAAGTTGTCCGAGTATATTAGTAGAGCCTCAAAGAACTAATCTTTTATTAAGAAGTCAGGAGTTTGATAATGCAAGTTGGATTAAAACAAGCACAACTATAACTCCAAACACTACAATAT